GCAGAAGGAGTTCTATTTGATCTTACAAAGGATCAATTGGATGAGTGGGGATGTAAGTATAATGAATTGATTATGGGCAAACCTCATGCTGATCTATTCATAGACGATAAGGGAATTAATAGTGATACATTCTTTAATAACAATTAAACACGTTCCTAAAGGATGGGGATATGAGAAATGGATTGCCAATTCTCCAGAATATTGTGGTAAGTTATTGTATATTAATAAGACTAAGAGATGCTCTTGGCACTATCACAAACTAAAAGACGAAACTTTTTACATTCAATCAGGTAAAATCCATCTGTTTTATGGTAAAACTGATAAACTTGAGGATGCAAAAACTATGATCTTAGAACCTGGCGATAGGTTCCATGTTTATAGAGGTCTAAGACATCAGATGATTGCACTAGAAGATACAGAACTCTTTGAGTTCTCTACTCAACATTTTGAGGATGATTCTTATAGGATCTTCAAAGGAGATTAAGATACTGTGCTACATTTACGAACTGATAGTCCCATACCTTCTCTGCGATAGTTAGATATTGATATTTTCCTTTTAGATGTTCTGGGAATGGAACATATTCTATTTCCCCATTATATTTTGCTGCTATTAATTCAGCAACAAGTTTAAAACTAACTGGGTTACTGGTTCCAAGATCATAGATCCCAGATGGTTTATCATTATTAAGAACGACTTCTACTATATCCCCAACCCAAATAAAATCTCTTAGATATTTACCTGAACCTTCAAACAGTTTTAGTTTACCTGTTTCCTTTACTTGTTTGGTAAACTTATGTACTGGACTTGCCTGATCTCCCTTATGATCTTCTCCATCTCCATACACATTAAAGTATCTAAAACTCTGAATAGATGAGAACTTATCTAAGTTGTCTTGTATGTAATAATCAATCTGTAACTTAGTAATTGCGTAATAATTTAGTGGAGATATTTTATTCGGTGTGCTTGCCCATAAACTTTTTCTTGTGTTGCCATATACCGATGCTGATGAGGCAAATTTAACATCTATTTGATGCTCTATTGCCTTCTCAAACAGTTCTATAGTGAACCAAACATTAGTTCTATGGAGTTTATCTATATCTGTTTCTGTCGTTGCTGAGATCGCTCCTTGGTGTAGTATAAGGGATACCTTATCCCAGTCCTTAAAGTATGCTATCCAATCCCAACAATCGTGCTCATCAACCGTGACGATCTCTTCATCCGAATGCTCTATGAGATACTTAAGAAAGTTCTGACCTATGAATCCTTTTGATCCTGTTAGTATAATCATTATAAATATTTAAAATTGTATTCGGTTGAGATAGATGGCGTTTGGTCTATTAAGTTCTATTATACCAGGAACAGGTCCAGTTGTCGACCTTTACGAAGGACCTGCTAACAAACTAACAGTTGGTAAAATCACCATTGGTAGTAAGAACTATAATCCGTCTAGAATTCAAATTGGTTATAAGGAAGGCAATAATATAAGATATTTTGAGTATAATAGATATATTAAGTATGGAGAAGTAATAGAAACTGAAAATCTTTATATTGGTGCAGGACAGAAGTTGGTTGTAAGATCAACAGAAACTGATGTTAACTTCTTGTTCTATGGACAAACTACTAATGATGTTATAAATCCTGTAAGATCTGGAGTTCTTCAACATACAATATCTACAGGAGTAACAAAACAAGCATTATACACTGCTCCTGCAGGTTCTGAATCATTAGTAACAGTATCTATTTGCAATTTAGGTCCTGATGTAGCAACAGTAAAACTTGGTCTTTCTGATGCTGGTGTACACAATTTTGGTAGTACAGAATATTTAGATTATGGTTTTAAAATAGGACCAGGTCAAACATATACTAGACCAGATATAAAATTAGGTGCAGGTCAATCTTTAATTGGATTTTCTAATCCCAAGTCAAAGGTAACATTCCTTTGTCATGGACAGTTATTTTATGAGGTAAGTGGATTACCTACAAGTGATGACTTTGTTGTTCTTGGTAACTCTAGATTTGATGGTAATCTTGGAGTGGGGAGATCTGCTACTACTAAGTTTGATGTATTAGGCGATGCTATTATTACTGGTAATACTATTATCGGTGGTGATACAAGGATTAAGAGTGTAAATTATAATGAAGATATTGATAATGTTAGAAATATAAGAGCAATAGGAATATCTACAATTACTGGTGATCTTAATATAAATGGAAACTTAAAAATAAATTCAACTTCTCAACTAACTGTAAAATCAAAAGATATTGTCTTAGGATTTTCAACTGATAGTCTTTTTAATGGATCGATAACTTCTGGATCAGATACAGTTACTAATATTACTAATACTACTGATTTGTTGAGTGGGCTTCCTCTTACACTAACAAATACTAGTGGCACTTTAACTTTAGATTCACAAGCTAAAATAGTATCTGTTGCTTCATCAACAATTACATTAACACATCCAATTGGTGGTAATGGTGCTGATCCTAATGCACAGTTCTTATTGGGTGATGCAACTGATGAGATGGCAAATGATGGTGGTATAGTAATCAAAGGTACTACCGATAAAAGTATATTATGGCAGACAACTACTGGTGATTTTAATTTCAGTCATGGTGCTACGTTACATACTGGAAGATTGCATATTGTAGATTCTAATTCTAAGATTACAATAGGATCTACTGATGTTATTACTAAAGATAAAGTTTTAGGTAAAACTATTATAAACGAAATAGTTACCGCTAATGATAGTGAACTTTATATTCCTACAGCAAGAGCAGTTACGGTAAGATCTAGAATATTGTCTTCGGAACAGTATTTCCTAACAAGTTCATTCTAGAACGTGTTATAATAACTACTAAATAATTTTTTAAAACTAATATCGAAAATGAATTTTACGATTTATAGTAGGGAAGGTTGTCCATATTGTGAGAAAGTAAAAGAAGTGATGAGGTTGACAAAACTAGAGCATGTTGTGTATAATCTAGAGGATGATTTTACACGAGAAGATTTTTATGCTGAGTTTGGTCAAGGATCAACATTTCCTCAAGTAGTCTGCGATGACACAGGGCAAAGGCATAAGGTTGGAGGATGTACTGAAACAGTTAAATTTCTTAGGGAAAAGAAAATCGTCTGAGAAACCTATAAATAAACCAGATTATGATATTGATCGTGGTTTTGAATTCATTCTAACGGGAGGTAAAAAGAAAAGTAAACCATTACATATCACCATACTTACCATAGGAGGCAGACAGATGTTAGCAATAAGTTTAGTATTCGGATCTTTTCTAACGATACTGTTTCTCATAGTAGGGGCAATTGGTGGATGGGTTGCCAGAGAATACTTTATGAACTATCATGATATTAAAGTACATCCTGAGATGTTCGATAGTAATGGTAATGTTCTCCCTGACGAAATCGTAGCATTTAGATTTGAAAATTATGACAACAACGAAGAAGAAGACAACGACGACTAAGAAAGCGTCAACAACTAAGAAGGTTACGGCAACGAAACCTAAAGCAGCACCGCAGAAGGTTCCTGACTTATCTAAGAATCCTTTTGTATATGAGGTTCTTGATGCTGCTTCTAAGATGAGAAGTAATGCAAAAAAAGTAGAGGTTCTCCAGAGATATGGTGATCCTTCTCTAAAGGCAGTTCTTATATGGAATTTTGATGAGACTATTGTAACTCTTTTACCAGAGGGAGATGTTCCTTATGGTAATAATAAAACTGATGAGATAACAACAGGAACATTAACAGATAAGATTAATGATGCTGTTGACAAAATGGGCGAACTTAAGACTACTTCTCTTGGGGCAAATGATCAAGGACAGACTAGTATTCGTAGAGAATATACTAAGTTCTATAATTTCTTGAAGGGTGGTAATCCTGGTATGAATGGTCTTCGTAGAGAATCTATGTTTATTGATCTACTTCAAGGTTTACATCCATTAGAAGCAGAGATACTTTGTCTTGTTAAGGATGGAAGATTGTCTGAAAAGTATAAGATTACAAAGGAAAATGTATCTGAAGCATTTTCTGATATTACATGGGGAGGAAGAGGATGAGTAAAGAAACTACAGAAACTACAGAAACTGCAGAGTTACAAAAACCTGTAAAGAAAGAAGAGATTTGGACTACTGAAGAAAAAGGTAAGATTAAATCTGAATATGGGTGTGAGATGTTAGTTGAGAATGGTTCTCTACAAGATGTCTCTGGAATAGAGTATCCTACAGATGCTTATATTATAAGTTATTCTGTATTTGAATCTGGTAAACTTGGAGATATTAAGTATGATTTAACTAGAGGAACTAAGACTAATTTGTTTGATTTGTATTATGACAAGTTTAAGCATGGTCTAAAGGACATACAATTCGGTCAAGGAAATATAAGTCCTAAGTTATGGGGTCATAGAGTTAAGCAAGCATCTAAAAAGAAAAGAAGGAAGGGGTAAAACCAAATTCGACTTTTAATTCCATTATATCCCGACAAAAAATCGGGGTATTTTTTTGCTCTGTAGGGTCGATGTAACAAATTTACATTCCTACTTGACTAAATAATTCAAATGTGTTAGTATTAGCACAATCGTTCATCCCCCTTCGACAGGGGACGCAAGTAAGCCG